ATGCTATCCCAAGTTTTAATAAAATTGCCTTCTAAATCATATTGATTTACTTTTTTAAATCTTTTGCTATAATCTCTATTATCAAACAATTTGTTTTTTACTGCGTGTTCTATATTTTGCTTGCTTGAACACCATTCTAAATTATCAACATAATTATTTGCTTTGTTGCAATCTTTATGATTAACTTGCGGCAAATTGTTTGGGTTTGGTATAAATGCTTGGGCTACTAATCTGTGTATTTTATAACATTTTAATTTTTTCTTTATGTATAAAGTTATTATCAAATATCCATCAGTATCCTTATGAGATTTTAACACTTTAATTTCTCTTGCCTTTATATGTCTTATATTTCCCACACTACTTATTTGATATTCTCCATTTAAGCCATCAATATCTTTCCAAATTTCCATACTTATACCTCCAATCTATAAGTTGAGGGTTGATTGGAGCAACCCTCGATTTAATTATAACACATTATTTGTTTTTAAACAACCAATTTAGAGAATGTGCTGTATCTTTTCCTACTACACCATCAGCAACTAATTTATGTGCTTTTTGATATGCTTTTACTCTTGCTTGAGTTTTTAAACCAAATACACCATCTACTGCAAGTCCACTTAATGCTTTTTGTAGCATTTTTACATCGTTTCCTTTACAACCTTTTTTAAGTTTTCTTGTTAAGTTGTATTTATCATCTAGCATTGAATACTTTTCTGGGTTTAGCCAAGTATCACTTCCAATTTTAGTCATTCCTAAATGTAAATGAACTCCTGTACTTCTTCCTGTGCTACCCATTATTGCAACTATCATTCCCTTTTTAACTTTATCGCCTTTTTTAAGGTTGATTTTATAGCAATGAGCAAACAATAATGATAAGTTATATCTAGGATACCTTACCCAAATATAATTGCCAAAACCAGTCTTAGATTTACTTTGATTAGATACAACTTTTTGTACATAGCCATCATCTATTGCATAAAGATTTCTATTCTTTTCTTTTGATACTAAATCCAAGCCATTATGAAATTGTTTCTTTTTAGTTACTGGGTTTATTCTATAACCATAAGGTGAAGTGATTTTAGGTTTCTTTACTACATACTCATAGATTTTCATTATTCATCATCTCTTTCAAGTAGTAAGCCATCTTCTTCACTTGTGTCTGTTTCAATTTCTATTTTATTGTATTGATGTGAACTAATACCTATTAATGTTCCTACTAATAAAGCAAGTGCTGAACAAGTTAGTGCTATTTCATTGCCATAAGGTAAGTTCCATATTTCTGCTATTGCTTTGTAAAATACTCCTATTGCATTAAATACTATTAAAGCAAAATACTTTAATACATCATATAATTTACTATTTTTAAATATCATTTTAAATCATTCCTTTCTATATTTGAACTATTGTTTCATTTTTAGATAATTTTTTTACTGTTGTTATTAAATTAAAATCATCATTTTGCCCACTAACACTATAATCAAATGCAGACACATTTGAATATATAATTGCATTGTTTCCACTAGCATTATAAGAAGTATTTGTGTATTGTGTATATGCTGTACTATTGCTTTGAATTGCATCTATACATTCTTGTACACTACTATAATTTGAAGAACAATAAGCTATTCCACTGTTTCCTCCTGATGATAAACTAGAAGTCATACTTAAATTACCAAAATTATCTCCACTAACATAAATTATTCTAGAATAATCACAACCACACGGACAAAAAGTACCAGAACTATATAATTTTCTACCATATGGTGCTTCAAACCATATTACTCTATAATAACCATCAGTTCTTTGTGAAATAACATAGTGTTGACAACTACTATTAGGTGTATACAATGTTATTGCATTATTTGTATATACTTCTCTTTGTTCTACTTGTTTATTTAAAGCAACATCTATTTTGCTAAAAAATGAATTAGCAAATTCTATTATATCTTCCATACCTGTAAATGTAGGTTCTTCTCCACCACCACTTATTTGTGATACCTTAGCAGAAAGAGTAGTAAAGTTATCATTGCCATCAACTGCTACTCCTTTGTTTGCTACATTTGTTTTTAATGTTTGCATATCATTTTGTAAACTTTGTAAATATTGACTTGTTGTTGCCATATTATTCCTCCACATTTGTTAAAGTTGATAACACACTATTTATACTTCCTATTGCATTACTAATAGCATTGTCAACATATTCTTGTGTTACTTCTCCATCTTGTCCATTTGTAACATTAAATGTTGAAGTAGTATTGTCTGTATATGTTATTGTATATGTATCTACTAAACCACTTGTGCTTGTTTTTCCAATGCTAGATATTCCTCTACCATTAGTTCCATCAATGCCATCTTGCCCTTTATCACCTTTTACTGCAAATATACTAAAGTCATAATCATCTTGTGTGATAGGTTCAACATCAATTTCTTCTTGTGGGAAAGTGAAATCAACTTCTATATCATTCATTGTTATCACCTGTCACATCCCAAGTTAATTTTAATTTGCCTTTTAAAGCAGTTTTAACACTATTATTTTTACTTAATTCCAAGTCATAGTAATATGTACCCACTGGAATATCTTTTGTTAAATTTGAGCTTATAACTACTTGATATTCATTATCTCCAAGATATGATATTCCATTTCCTAATGATGCTTGAAATAAAACTGGTGTTTCTCTTAACTTGTCTTTTCTACAAGTGAAGTATGCTGTATCTAATTGTCCTTCTAAACCTGTTGTTGTAAAGCCAATTACATAAGTATCTCCTCTTGTAAAACTTATTTCTTTTTCCATTTGTTTTCCTCCTTATCTATTTGAATGGCACACCATAAAAAGGTAGCCATTATTACTAAAAATACAATAAATACTACTAATAATATTTTTCCTACCATAATTATTCTCCTATAATTTGATAATTCTTAACAAGTTAGTATATTCAACACTAACACTTGCTTGAAATGTATTTGTATTATAAGTAAGTGTAACGTGTGAAGAAGTATGCAATGTAGTGTAATATAATGCGCCAGCATTTTTATAAACTACATCAAATCTTAATTTATCTCCACCATTAGTATGTATTAAAATTAAATACATTCCATTTTTTGATAAATCGTAAGTTTTAGTTCCGCTTGAAGAAGTTATTGTATCACTATACAATAGATTTAATTTATTGTTAAAGTCTTGATAAGACATATAATTTGTAGCAGTATTTCCTTTTTCTAGTTGATAGTTAAAATCAATTATATCTGACACAGTTAAAGAACTATTATCTGATTTTCTTAATATAACATTAAAATAACCAGCAGTATTAATTGTAAAAGTATAACTTGTACCACTTTGCCATGGACTATCTAATATAAATGTAGGTGCAGATGCTAGTGGCGGTACACCAACACTTTGTACTTGAACGCACCATTGATAAGGTGAACTTAAATTTGTACTAAAAGTATATGTTCCTACTTCTAACCATAGTGCTTGTCTTGAAGATAACCTCGTACTTGTAGTACCCCCTGTAATAGTTCCAGCAACTATTGTGTTTTTATCAAACATATTTTTACTTCTTATACTGCCAACAACTAATTCTTTATTTGCTAAATTATTTATATCTAATTCTTGATATGGACTATATGTTGTTGCAGTCGTGCCTTTTTCAACTTGTATATTTGTATTGTTACTATAGGAACAAACTCTTATATATTTTGTATTATTAGGTGTTGTTATTTTTCCACTTGCTGTGTTTCCACCTGCTATATTTTGAATAGATATAAATGTTTTATTGCTATCATAGCAAGCACAAGTTCTTACTTGCTCTGAACCTGAAACATTTGATAAATAATAATCAGTATTTGCATCAACTTCTATATAATTACTTACAATATAATTTGTTCTTGTACTTATTGTACCATCTGCTGCTAATTGATATCCTTTGATTGCAGTTTCTATATCAAACATATTTTTACTTTTTATACTATCAACAACAATATTACCCATTGCTTCTTCGCCATCTAACAAGCCATTTAATCTACTAGAAGTTAGTGGTGTAGTAGTGTTTGGTAAATCTTTAAAAAATTCTTTTGCCATTATTTATCACTCTCCTTTTTTAAATTAGAAATTTCTTTTTGCAAGTTTTCAATTTGTTTTTGTTGTTCTTGTATTGCTTTAAAACAAATTGACACCATAGAATATATATCTACTGCTGTATTCGAATTGTTAGTTACTTTTTCGCTATATTTATATTTATCTCCAATAATAAAGCCAATGTGTTTTTTAGTGTCATCTTTTTCTGTTAAATAATTAAATTCATAAATATTAGTATTTTTAATTGCATCTAAACCATTATCAAACTTTTTTATATTCTTTTTAAGTTCTTCTTTTGAACCTTGTGTAATTGTTCCTGAAGCATATATATCTCCTGTTGCTCCATTAATAGCAACTTTATAATTCCCATCAATATCATTTGTAACAAGAACATTTTCAGCATTAACTAAATTTGCTTCAATACCATTTATACCTAATGAACAAGATTGAATATCATTTTCATCAGTAATTGATACACAATGTTTAGGGTTTTTGCTATCTATTTTAAATTTTACAGGTATATATTTTGTATTTCCTATCTCATTGTTAATAACTTTATATACGTTTACATAATCTAAATAAGTTATTTGCCCGTTGTTATCAAAATC